ATGCTTACCGATGCGAAGCTGAGAAAAATAAAAGGGAAGCCCTGCGAGAAGCGTTATGAACTGTCAGACGCAAATGGCTTGTCTGTTCGTGTGACACCAGCAGGCATGATCGTCTTTCAGTTTCGTTATCAGTTCAATGGCAAGCCAAGGCGCATGACGCTGGGTCAATATGATGACCTGTCATTGAAGGAGGCCAGGGAAGCAGCAGCAGAAGCAAGGAAGATTCTCGGTACCGGGAAAGACCCAATCACTTTCCGTGAAATGCACCTCGACCAGCAGAGAACTTCTCCAACCGTAGAGGCATGTGTCAATGCATGGCTTGATAGTGCACCTGCAAAAAGGCTCGTTAAACACGATCACTGGAAGCGCGCACTTGAAAGGCACGTGGTGAGCCAGGTTGGCTCAATGGTCGTTGAGGATATGGTCGTATCCCACTGGCAGCCCGTATTCGCTCGCATGCGTGAGAATGGCGCAGAGACCTTTGCCGGTGAAGTTCTTTCACGCATGAAAACCATTTTCTCTTACTGCATCCGCGCCGGGCTGATTCGTTCAAACCCCGTTGCCGATCTTCGTGTGATGGATGTTGGTAAACCGGTTAAGACCGGGAAGAGAGTTTTCAACGACAAGGAAATTGGGGCGTTCTGGTTAGCGGTTGAAGCATCGACCATCACAGAGCAAAATAAGCTGATGCTAAAACTCCTCCTGCTTACAGCGTGCCGTGGAGTTGAAATGCGCCTGGCGAAAAAAGATGAGTTCGATCTTGATAGCGGTGTCTGGAATGTGCCGGAAACGAGTTCAAAAACGCGTGAACCTTTCGTGAGAGGACTGTCTCAGGAAGCTGTTGATTTACTGAAGAAGGCATTTGCGCTTTATCCTGATTTTCTTCAGGTCTTCCCACCTGCAGCGAAGAAAGAAGACCGGCCAATGGCTGCCGGAGTGCTGCTTAACCTGGCTGCTCAGTTACGCGATGATCTGGACATACCGCATTGGTCTATCCATGACCTCCGTCGCACCGCTAAAACCAAAATGAGTGAGCTGAGGATCCTTCCCCATGTCTCTGAAAAGGTGCTGGGTCACAAACTTGCGGGTGTCCTCGCCGTCTATGACCAGCATGATTACTTGAGAGAGCAGCAGGAGGCAGTTGAAAAACTGGCTGCTCATATTCACTCCTGCGTTGGCTCTACCAATCCCTGATCGGCAAAAAATCGCATCACATCGCAATAGCGGTACTGCTCTCCACCTTTACCAGGGTTCGTTCCCGGTGCTGGTGGAGGGAAGGGCGTACCGCTTTTCTCCCAAGCCTGGCGTTTCCTCCAGAACGTTGTGCGTGAAATCCCACCCAACATCGCCTGAACGTTTTCCCGGTTAACCAGAACCGGTTGAATTGCTACTTTGTGCATACCGCTCTCCTGGCCCCTGCCGGGGCCGATTAATTCAACGACGATGTTTGTTCAGTTTTTCAGTAATGCCCTGGCACTCAGCGCACATCCGGCAACCGGGAACGGCGATGCGACGCGGTTCCGGGATATCCTCTCCGCATTCCTCGCAGTGAGTAGCTGATACCGCATTACGGTTGATGCGCATGCTGGCCACTGTCTGGTCAACGCGCATCTGCGCAAGTTCGTTGGCAAAGTCGATAGCGTCCGGTTTCATGCTGTACGCTCCGGGTCGTATTTATCCCAGCAGTTAGCCTCGATATTTCGCAGTAGACGGCGCTCGGCCACCTCTTCCACGCTGCGCCCGGTCAGTTCGGCAACCACTTTGTTGTTGTTCCGCGCCAGGATCTCAAGCTCTTCAATACTCCAGTCCATAGTTCCTCCTCGGCATGGGAGGGTTTCCCCTCCCGTGTTCCTTAGCCCAAGTATTCCGGTTTCAGATCCAGCAGATTGACGCTGTATTTTTCGTACAGCTCATCGCCCAAGTGACGTTTGGCCGATGCCAGAATTTTTTCGGCTTCGGAAAATCGCTCAGTGGCGCCCGGTTCGCCAGGGTTCGGCAGGGAGTTGATAGCCGCCTCAACTTTATTGCGAGAGTCCACCAGGTAGTAACGTTTTACGGCTTTGTTCTTCAGCTCGGTAAACAGCGCGGTGCCGAGTATGGATTTTTTCGATTCGATATCAGCACGCACCGCTTTGGCGTTATCCACATCTTCCGCAGCCTCGATACGGTCGCGGAAGTCGTCGGCCATCACATCGATGTTGGTTGCGGATTCCTGCGCGCTGGTGGTGGTGGATACCTCAGCGGTAATCTCTTGGACTGACATGCGCTGGGTTGCCTCAGGGTTAACCTCACGCTCAGTGCGCTCCTCCAGTTCATCTGGGGTGTACACCCCGAGAATTACGTCCGGGCAGTAAAGGCGCGACCAGCGCTTAACTGCGAGATAAGCGAGCTGCTGGCGCGGGTCGTCCGCCCACAGGGTGGAGTTTCGCACGCGCGCCTGCGCCAGCAATAAATCCAGCTCGCGTGGTTGAGCTTCGCCCTGCAGTCGGGCGCGAATAATGATCCCGATTCCTTCTTCATCAGCAAGCGTCCAGCCGGGAATGCGGTATTCACCTTTGTCGCCTTTGCGGATCTGAAATTTGCCGATCACCTTTTCCCACGGTCCGTACCACTCATATTCAAAGCGCGAGGCCAGCGCTCCGCTACGCGATATGACTGCGTTAATGAGCTGCGCCTCGTAGCCCAGGACGCCGTTAATCAGATGGGTTTTCTGGGCGACGGCGAACGGGTGCATCTTCCACTGCGCTGCCTGCATCGCGACGGCCATACAGTCGGCGGCGTTCCCTTGCAGGTGTTTTGGTACTGTCGCTACGCCCTGGGACATCATCTGAGCGAAAGCGCTGATGGCATTCAGGTACTGTGGGTCAAACAGCGCGATGTTCGAGTTAACTACTGCATTCTGGTCAGCTACTACTACGTTTGTATTTTCCATCGTCATTCCCCTTATGCCACACGCAGCGCTTCAAGGCGGTGCAGGTCGTAATCAGTAAGCTCATCGGCGTAATCGTCGACAATCGGTGCTGGCCATTCGCCAGTGTCAAATGCGTTAGCGATTGAGCGCATGGTGGTCTGGTACTCCAGTGCGCCCAGTTCAATCAGTTCCGGGCTGGCCTCGACGATGGCTATCCAGTGGTAACCCTCGTCTTTGTTGACGAAAATCCAGAAGAACTGGTCAAGCGCCGCGGTATTCATGTACATGGATGCGCTCAGGTGGTAATCGCGGTCGATAATCTCGCGGTGCAGCTTCGCCCGCAGGCCAGACTGCTTGACGTTCCACATGCTGATGGTTTTGAGGTCAACGCCGATGCGTACACCGCTCATGTCAATTTCAAGGTCAGGGCGCACACGGATTTCCAGACCGGTTTCATCGTCGATACCGAAATAGCTAGTCTCAACAGCGCGGTTAGGATGAGTTAAGAACTTACCGGCAGTTGGGTGTGACAGCAGGGCATCCTGAATGGCCTGGGCCGTCGCCAGCTGCGCGCGGGTCACCAGAATCTTGTCATCCGGGTTGTTGCGCCAAGCATCCAGCAGTTCGTCAGCGAATACCGCATCCGGTTTCACGGACTTCACCGCCTGAATCAGGTCAGCTTTGGTACCGGACACTTTAAGCGGTGCCGTTTTTTGGACTTCCTGCGCCACCAGGTCAGGGTTGATAATCGCCAGTTGCTCGAGCAGTGCATCACGGCTGCCACTGGTTTTCACCGGAGCGGGCAGGGTGGCGTTGTATTCCTTGATGTAGGCCTTCATGGCTGCAGCCGTTTGCTTTTGATCTGCCTCGATACGCTGGAATTCTGCTGGTAGGGACATGTAGCTCTGCCCGGTTTCTTCTGCGGAGGCCCCGAGCGGTACTTGAGCGGGCAGAGTTGCGTTGTACTCTTCCAGCAGCGCTTTGATGTCGTCACCGCTTAACTGCGGCTCCAGACTGGCATTGTGTGCATCGATGAACTCGCGCAGAGTTGCCGTGGTGGTAAATGCCCCTTCAGGGATAATCGGCTCGATGCTGAATTCAGCGTCCAGATTTTCCGGTTGCAGCGACAGCCCGTGCACCAGGTTCCCCATGTCCAGCACTTTGGACTGTTCGCGAGCGATCGTCTTCTCCACGTGGCGCGCGTTGAAGTACATCAGGCTGACACGGGCGTCTTTCACCTGCGTGCTGCTGATGCCGTTCGCGCCGTGGTAGACGTTGTTCGGCAGACCTTCATAGCGGCCTGGTTCGAAGTAGGCCGGGTATTCGAGTTCTGGTACCGGCTCGGCGACAACTTCATCATCCACTTCGTTTTCGGCAAATTTAGCCATTGCAGTTGCGAGAACTTCGCCGACCGGAGCCAGAATCTCTTTGGCCGTCAGGGGAGCTGTTTCTGTACCAGACTCATCAACGCTCTGGCCTGCTGATACCGCGCTACCAACTTCGCTTTCGACCGGGACAGTCGTTTCCATCTGCACATTGTCGGCAGCCTCTTGTGATTTAGTGGTGCTGGTGGATTGTTGTCCCATCAGGTTGTCGATGGAGAAAATGCCTGCGCCGAGGTTGGCGACATCAGATTTTGTTGTGGTCGCCGCCTCAGGTTTACTGGCAGCCTCTACCGCCATTTTCCCAACTACAGCAAATCCAGTGTCCAACTTATCCAGGCTCTCAACTGGTTCGGTACCCTGAATAACTCCGGCAACCACTGCGGCGCTGTCCAACTGACGTGCAGCTGCAAGTGTGTCAGTGGTTGGGTTTGCGTGGTCAGTCTCAGTCAGGTTTGCGCACACCCAGACCTGCATATGGGACTGGGATTTATAGAGGTCGTTCGCGGCGGTACGAATCACCGCAAAGATGGCAGCGCGTGAGTAATCAAGAATGCCTGGGGTCTTACGCAGGAACGCAGACCATTCTTTGAATGGGCTTTCTTTGGTGGATACGATTTCTTTTGCCCGACGATAGATCCCGCCAGGAATGTTGTAGATGTCGAAGTCCATCGGCAGAGTTGCCGCAGCAATTTCGATATCCAGCGTGTCCAGCGTGTGGATGTAATCAGGGTTGCGGTCGGTTGGGATGCCGCCGCCAGCAGTTGTGCCAGCGTCGGTGCGTTGAATAGCGGAGATACGTTTACCGGCGGCCCACTCTTTAACGAGCAACCCGCGGTCTATATGGTGAGTCCCCACCCAGGCCTTTGTGAATGCAACCACCGCCCCCAGTTCATGGCGTTTATCCTGAGAGAAGACGGTCTTAACTGCCTGGGTGAATTTCCACAGGTCGTTAGTGGAAAGGCTTTTCATGCCTTCGGCACTCTCTGCGGCCAGCAGCATGTTCTGGACATAACTGTTGTCAGTGTCCATTTCCAGCGCGGAGATTTCTTTGCGCTGTTCTGCAGTGACGTGGTGAGTAAACTCATCGACGATGAACTGGGACAGAAGTAAATTGCGAAACGACAATTGGGCAACCGGCCACTGCATAGCCTCTTCAACGTCGCTGCTAAGCTCTTCCGAAGTACCGTCCTCAGACTTTGCACTTAGCCAGTCTTCAACCATCTGATTACGCGTCTCAGGTTCAGCCTGGATCCAGTCCGTCATGAATTCACAAATAAGCACGGGGTCGTGGTCTGCATCCTGGGGGAAAACAGATTTAACCGCCTGCACCAGTTTCCATTCGGCATGCACTGACAAATCCGTAAACCCTGGCGCTTCTGCTTTGGCCAGCAACAGGTTCTGCATGTAGACGTTGCTTTCATCCATAGACAGTTCGCTGGCAGTCATTTGCTGCTCTTTGCTGATGTGGGTAAGATATTTGTCGTTAAGCAGGTGAATGGCCAAGCGAACAGCATCAGAGCGGTTTTCAACCGGGACGGTTGCTTCTTCTGGTGGCGTGGTTTCTTCGGCTGTTTCAATATTTGTTGGCAGGTCGGCACCTGTATCAATCACAGTGGTTTCTTCCTGGGCCGCGTTGAACTCGTCGATCGTGGCAGCGCCAGCTTTCAACTGCCAGGTGAGGCCTTCTTCTTCAAGCTCGAAGCGATCGCACCAGGTGTAATCGACCGTGCCTTCTTCTGGCAGACCATCTACTACAGGAAAGTTGGTGCGGTGCGGCTTGAGGTAATCTTTGCCGCGACCGGTTTCGATGTCTGCTTCTTCCAGCTCAACATCCAGCCGCAGCAGAGCGCGAGCTTCGGATTTAGCAGTGAACCAAATCACTGCGTCTTTTTTGCCTGATTTCTGAGTGGCCTTGACCACATAGAAGAATTCCATATCGGATCCTCAATTTTGGGTGATAAAATCCCTGGGCCATTGATAGCGCCCGCTCGGGTATTCATTGGTTTTGGTAAATTCCGGTGTACTTTGGTCGGTGGCACCGGACGTACAGGCCCGCTTCGGCGGGTTTTTACGTTATGGCTCGTTAGCCATCTGGTGATGCACTGCGCACTGCTCAGAGCAATAATCGTGTTCTTTGCGCGCCAGCTGCGCGCCCTGGATAATGAGCAATTCGTTTTTAACTTCTTTCCCTTGCTCAATCGGTTTGCGGCAGTACGCGCATTTGATTTCCACGAATCACTCCCCTTAATGGCTCAGGCCATTCCCCAGACCGTTTAAAAAAACTACAACCAGAAGGTCAGTGGTGTACGTGCGCTCAATGCCGCGATGCAGATAGAGCTTGCCGCGCTTGTTGGCTGATGCCGTCCAGGTTCCTTCTTTGTGCTTAACGAGCATGCCGGGCAAAACTGCGCCTCGGTTGACCGTCTGGGTGCCGTAGTGGTGCATCATACTTTTCCCGCCACCTTCTCTAGCAGCCCGGCGATATGCATCTGCCAGCGGTTCATGACGACGCTTTCGCGCTGATTGGATACCGAAGTGAGTTTCCACTCGTTATCGTTTGATTTGGTGACGGTGTACTGCTGGCCGTTGTGGGTTACTTTCATCTCATCCTTCCGGTCTTTCCCGGCGTCAGAACGTTAATGAAACCTGTGCGCGAAGCTGTTTCGTTGTGATGGGCTAACAATAGCTAAAGCGATTATTTCAGTCAATCGCCAAAACGATATAATCAATCACTAAAGTGATAATCTATTGATTGTTAAAGCGATTTTTATTGATATTTATTTACGTGGTATGCTGATTTTTTGGAGGGGAGGGATGTGAATGGACCATAAAGAGTGGGTTGATAAACTGCGCTGGCTAAGCCCTGAACAGATCGTTCAGGTCCATTTTGGTCTTCAGGAGGATATTAAGAAGTTTTACAAGATGAGAGGAGAGGGAAATAACCTCGCTAGGGCAGAGCATTTATGCGAGCAGATGATTGCACTATCTGAACTGGCGTTCCCAGCTTTGCGTCATGCCCATAACAAACGGGCTGAGGAATATGAATTGTTGACTGGCAACAAATATCCCAGTGACTTTTACCCACCTTCACATTACGGATTTTCTCAGTTGTCAGTCATCATGAAAAAAAGAAAGGAGCATCAGCGGATAGAGGATATTCGTGAAAAGCTGATCAAAGAGGGTTGGAGATGCTAGCCCGGTTGCCGGGCTATGCGAATCTTTTGTAATCAATCGACTGTCTGAGTAACACTTTAGCCATCACATAGAATGAGTCTTCGTCTCCGGCTTCGACGTACCATTTTTCGTAAATTGGGTTATCGGAGATCACTGCCAGGCGGTCACGTTGCATCTGCAGGCGCTTAACGTGCAGGGTTTTTCCGAAGACAAAGACGTATACCCCGTCACCGTCAAAATGCGTAACACTGGTATCAACGAAGATCTGATCGCCAGGCGAAATGGTACCCTCCATGCTGTCACCGTTAACCGTTATAACTTTTACGTGTGTAGATGGTCGATTGCCGAACAAGGCGCGCGCCTGCTCGGTCGTGTATTCAATTGCCCGAATAGTTTCAATGAAATCGTTGGTAACGATGGCGCCTGGTCCAGCGCTGGCTTTAACGTCGAGCACATCCACGCGGTAAATCCCATTCAGTGACGGCTTATCCCGGTATAGCGCAGTTGGTTCTCTCGAGCCACTTGGAGCCATATCCCCTTCGCCAGTAGACAGCCACTCCGGTCGCACACCCAGAACAGAAGCAATCTCAACGGTCTTACGAGAGCTGTTCGCGTCCTTAAGTAACTTGTTAACGCTGGACTGAGCCATGCCGACATCTTTGGCTAAACGGCCCTGTGTATATCCAGCATGTTTCATTGCCTGCGCTAGGCGCTCCGAGAATCCCATATTCACCTCTATTAATGACCCCTTTAACTCTATCGCCTAAGCGATTATTTAGCAAAAAATCGCCTATGCGATTGACATTCGCTAAGGTGATAACCATAATCGCTTTGAACTGATAGCTGAGGTGATTATGAAGACCCCAACAGTAGAGAAGAACTCCGCAGTAGAGAAAGCGATCGCCATCGCTGGCAGTCAGAAAGAACTGGCAAAACGTTGTGGTAAAGCACAGTCAACTATCTGCGACTGGCTTAACGGAAAGAAACGCATCTCCCCAGTCCACGTTCCTGAACTGGTGAAAGCGGTTGGCGGTGAAATCCAGGCTCACGAATTCCGCCCAGACCTGCCATCCATCTTTCCACACCCTGACAACCACGCCGCCTGACCGGCGGCAATTCTAACGAAAGGGAAAGCAATGCAATCACTTACGTATCAACAGAGTACCAGAATAAATGCTTCTGTTCTGATTTATGAAAATCAGCGGAAGGCCAAGCCGGGCGGTATAGATCACGACGACATCCGTTCCGCCGTTCGTGCCTGGGCAGCTGATTGCCGTAGCCGTGAATTTGTAGCCGCGCTGATCGCTGAAGAGTGGCGCCGCGCTGGCGGCCAGGACCTTGAAATCCCTACTGACCCAGCCAGGCAGATGCAGAAAATTTTCCGCTGGCTGGACGGCGAGACTGAATACGCAGTTGAAAACGTTCGACTGCTGACGCCGGCGATCCTGGCTGTTCTGCCACTGGAATTTCGCGGACGCCTGGTACCTGAGGAAGACAAGATGGCGCGCATTGCGGCGGCGATGAAGGAGTGTTCTGAAGCAAAACAAGCAGTATTGCTGGGCGCGCCTGAACATCAAAAACTTAAGGAGGTAAGCGAAGGTATCACATCGCTTTTCAAGCTCATGCCAGAGCAGATAGGGCCGTTGATGACGATGGTCACGTCAATGCTGGGAGGCGTCTTGTGAAGGATTCAGGAAGGGCGAAAGCCGGTCTGCGCGAACAGAACCGACTTTCAGGTGCAATAATGCGAATCAATTGCGAGGTCATTATGACAAACGCCATTACAAAACGCCAGGCGCAGGAGGTTTAACTGTGTCGAACGTTGCCTATGCTAATTTTGCGGCGCATTCCGCCGTCAGGAGCAACCGGATGGAGAACCAGAAGACCGGATTCATCCCGTTGTACCGGAGCGTTCTCAAGCAGCCTTGGGCGAAGGATGTATTTCTTCGCACCTTGTGGGACAACCTGCTGCTTGGTGCTGCTCGCCAGCCGTACATCGCCAACTTTAAAGGTAAGCAGTGGCCGCTGGAAACCGGACAACTGGTAACCACATCAGCCGACTTGGGGCTGAATTTATGCGACAGGGAAGGGCGTCCGACCAGTCGTCATGCCGTCGACAGAATGCTGGCCGTTTTTGTCCGTGAAGGGATGATTTCAACCGCCGGAGAGAAGCGAAAAGGGACCGTGATAACCATCACGAACTATCTCGAATATGCTCAAAAAATAGACAATTTACCCGCGAATAAAGCCGCGCATATAGCCGAGCTTAAAGCCGCGCATGGTGAAGCCAGTAATGGCGCGGCTTCGCAGGGGCATGCCGCGCATTCAGGCGAGCATAAACCCGAGCAATTCCCCGAGAATCATGAACAACAAGGTAATAACAACAATAAAAACCTTAAAAGATCTTCGTCTGAGAATTCTATCGAATTCACCGACGAGGCCACTAAAAAATTTCTATCTCGTCACCCAGAAGCGGCAGAGGGAATTTACACCCCAGCGGGTAAATCCTGGGGAACCGCCGAAGACCTTCGTGCTGCGCAGTGGATTTACGCTCAGTTGCTGGTGGTTAACGCGAGTCTGTCCGAGCCGCGCTGGGTCGAATGGGCAAACACCATCCGACTGATGCGCGTGCAGGACTTCCGTTCCCATCATGAGATTTGTTCATTGCTCAAATGGGCCAGCCAGAACGACTTCTGGAAAGACAATATCCTCAGCCCTTCCAGCCTTCGCAAACAGTGGGACAAGCTCACCACGAAGCGCCAGAGCCAGAGTAGCGGCGTTACTCGTGGCGGTACTGCTATCGACTTCAACAACACCGACTGGATCAACGAGGTGCTGAAATGAAAAATCTCTCTGAGCAACTTCACAACTTCGACCGTGAAAACTTCCGACGTGCCGCCAACGGAATGCCAGAAGTGCAGGATGCAAGCGCACCTGTTCGTCAGGCGGAGCAGATAGCGGAGATTTTTAACTCGCTGTTCGCACGTTTGCGTGCTGCGTTCCCGGCTGCCGTGTCTGCCCTTCGCACCCAGAGCGAGTATGACGAGATTCGTCGTCAGTGGCTTCTGGCTCTTGGGGAAGCTGGGATCACCAGCATGGAACAGGTCGATGCCGGTATGCGCGTTGCACGTCGTCAGGAGAAACCGTTCCTGCCGTCGCCCGGCCAGTTCGTCGCCTGGTGCCGCGCTGAGGAAAGCGCCGCTGTAGGTCTGCCTGACCAGAATAAACTGGTTGCCCTTGTGTACCAGTACTGCCGCACTCGCGGTAGCTACCCTGACGCCGAGTCTTACCCGTGGCCCGGTAAAACCGCAGACAAACAGCACACCACCAAATCCAAAGCCTGTTACTGGATGGTCACCACCCTAAGCCAGCAGATGCGACTGCAGGGTCTCACCGACAGTGAGCTGAACCGCAAGGCCGGGGAAGAACTGGCGAAGATGGTTAAGCGGGTCCGTAGCGGCGAGGTGTTACCTGAGCCCGTTGTGCGACTGCCGGTGATGGGGAAAAAGCCATTAAGCCGCGAAGAGAGTATGTCCAGGGTTCAGGAAATCCGGGCGAAGTTTGGATTCAAAGGCGGGAGGGCGTGAGCATGGCGTACAAATCAGCAACCAAAGAACAGCGCGAGCTGCAGGTGCAGGAAATCATTGCGATGGTGAAGGCCAAGGGCCGAGTTACAACCGCTCAGGCGATGGAACATTTCGGGCTTTGTGATTACACCATTCGCCGCCGGTTCGATGAGGCCTGCGCTACTGGTGAGGTCATATCTCACTTCAAATGCGGCCTGTTCCGTGATGAAAAAGCCCTGGCTGATTACTTCAGTGAGCGCCCGCGTCGCCTGTACGGTCAGGCGCGGGACAGGGCCGAATCAAGAGCGCTGGAATGCAGCGGTAACGACATTTTCGATGAGTGCCGCCAGAACTGGCAGGGCTACCGTATCCACAAAATTTTCGGGAGTGCACGGGCATGAAACAAGTAACGATGGAAAGCGTGAAAGAGCGCATTGCCCGGATAGAAACCGCGGCGTCGGTAGTTAAGTGCGCCGGTATGGGTTTAAGCATACAGAATGAGTTTGAGTTGGCCTGTCTGCGTGAGTTGTTAGCGGCGACTGAGCAGGTGCGCCAACTGACTGAGCAGCGCGACGCAGTGGTGGTGGCAAATATCGGCATGGATAAATTCGTCGACAAAATGCTCGACATAGCATGGAAAGGTGGGTCGGCTGATGGCTTTGATATTCAAGATGCAGCAATCGTTAATGGGTTAATCCGCGCAGAAGTCTATTGTGCTGATGAGCATGAATCGCTCGTTGATGACCCTGGCAATTTTGAAGATGGCGACACGGTCTATTTCCGCGTCGAAACTCCCGCCACGCCGCCGTGGCATCCACTGCAACAAAGGGAGCGCTGAGTGAGTGACGCATTACTCGAGTACGCCTGCGGTCGAATCACTGAGCTGGAATCACTGCTGCTGGTGGATGTTCCTGAGACTGTCTGGCCTGCTGAGGTAGCGTTGGTTTATTTTCAAAGAAAGCGTAACTCAGTATCCTGAGTTACATACTTTATTTTAGTAAAAAAATTTACCAAAATGGTTTACTTTTTTGTTGTTAGTGGTAAATTAGTAATTATTGATATTAAGCAACTTGCGTTCATCAAGATTCATGTTGTACGCCACCTAAAGCAAATTGAGGAATAACTATGGCACTCACTGAATTCGGTAAGGCCGTCAGAAAAGCGAGGATAGATACAGGGTACACCTTACTCACTATGGCTAAGGCTTTAGGGACTACCCCAGCATTTCTAAGTGGGTTAGAAACTGGTTCAAAAAAAATCCCATCTAAGTGGGTTTACGCGATAAATAATCTTTTAGCAGAGCAGGATTATCATATTAATGATCTCGATGTGTTGGCTAACATTTCGAATGAATCCGTGCCAATAGAAGGCCTTCCCAAACAGCAGCAGATGCTTGTTGCGGGGTTTGCCAAATCTGAGTTTACACATGATGAATTAAAAAAATTTGCAGAATTACTCGCTGAAATTAATAAAAAATAACTTTCAGGAAACTGTTATGCATCAAATGCGTGGAACTCGTGTTCGCCCTTTAGACGAGGTTGATATAAAAAACAAAGCAGTAAATGCTTGTTTTGCCTTGGGTTTTACAAGCAAGTATAAATACAGACGCAGGCCACGCAGATTTGATATTGCGTTAGAGAAACTTTCGGAATGGAATATTGTACTTGATCCAATGGATGATGATGAATGGTATCAAGAAACGCTAGGATTGACTGTTGGTCACTGCGAGCCTGATAAACTTACTATTCGTGTGCCAAATTATATCTATGAAATGGCATGTGCCGGGGGGCAATGGGCACTTTTTGTGATTTTTCATGAGTTAGGACATCTGCTTCTGCAACATAAGCCTGTTTTACACTTTTCCAATAAGCCTCCAGAGCAGGATGAGGATTCGGAATGGCAAGCAGATCTTTTTGCCGAAACTATGTTGGATAAACTGGGATACGAGACAAGACAACTTTGTTTCGAATTCTATTAAAAAAGCCCTGCGCTAACAGGGCTTCGGGGGCAGATAGTGCGCTAACACATTCTGCTGAGTATGGAGGTAATCCAACCGCTACACTCATCTTAGACAGACGAAGTTTAGCGGTTCTCCTAACAATACGCAATCTGTATGGGTTTACAGGTATGCAGGGAAACCGATGCTATGGCTATGGGAACCTGTCGCAAATGTGGAAATACTTGTGAGATCATCTTCCGTTACACCGTGTGTGTGGATGGGGTGGTGCGTCACGCAAAGAAAGGGAGACCTTTCCCGATTCCTCTTTGCAACTGCTCTGAAAAGAAAGCGGCTTAACGCATCTTTCTTTAACAAAGCTCATTCAGTATTGGGTGGGCTTTTTTCTTTTCCGATCTGATTTTCCCCGGTACTGATGAACTTGCGATAAATGTGTTCTGTATCAAAAAGGCCGCATTTTGCCGGTGAATTATCAGCTTAGACAACAAGAAGTGAGCTAGATAATTCATTAAAATATAAATGCTATTTGCGCTGCCATTATTTAAAAAACTGAGTGGAGTGACTATTCATGAGTAGACTTGCGGATTTACGTGATGAACAACAAGATTTTGCCATGTCTGTTCTTCTTGAGATCGGTGCCTTAACGAGTTGCGAAAATCATGAACATATTATGATGGACGGAGGGGTTGATGTTGAGGAGGCGTACGACCACGCCGAAAAGCTGTACAACTCTGATGAAAATAGCGTTCCGTTCGATAGCGTCGTTGAGATGAAGGAAGAAATTCGAAAAGTTTATATGGATCATTCCTATAATGACACTTGCGACGCATGTTCGGAGTGGGAAAGGGATTAAAATCGACGGGATAATTATAGCTTCTCTTTGATTTTCCATATTCACCTGTTCATAATACCAGTGTCAGCCTGAACAACTGACAACCTGTGCGCCACGGAGAAAACCATGGCGCAGTTACAGCTCATCAAGCATTCCTCAGGAATACTGATCCCCGCAACGCCGGAGACCAGCGATTTTCTGCATTTTAAATGTAAGCTCGGTGCCGTGCTTGAAGGCGAATTCCGCCAGGTACGTAATGCCGCTCTTCATCGCAAGTATTTCTCTCTCCTGAACCTGGGCTTCGAATACTGGGAGCCGAACGGCGGAGCAATAACATTCTCTGAAAAATCCATTGTTAATCGCTATGCGAGGTATCTCGCTCTACGCGTCGGAAATGGTGATGTCCTGACTTCGTATGCTGAAGAGTTCTTTGCAGACGTGGCTGATCGCCGTTCATCAAATATCACCGCCAGTAAATCCTTCGATGCCTATCGTGAATGGGTCATTGTCAGTGCCGGTTATTACGACATCGTAAACCTGCCGGATGGCACCCAGCGCAAGCGGGCAAAAAGCATCTCTTTTGCAAACATGGATGACACCACGTTTGCCCCTCTCTACAACGAATCTCTCAATGTGTTATGGCGTTTCATCCTCTCCCGCTCATTCAGCAGCAAAGCGGAAGCGGAGAACGCTGCGGCGCAGCTGATGAGTTATGCGGGGTGATCATGGCTAAAAAGGAAAAATGCCTTTTCTGCGGTGAGCCCGCGACGCTCCATTGCGATGGGATCATCGGTTGGGATGCGGACGAGGATGAAAATCATCACCTCTGCAACGCTCGGGGCATGTTCACATGTGATGCGCCCATGTGCTCGACGTGTGGGACCTGGCACGGGAACATCTTTTTTTCAGGTAAAGCCGGCGGCATGGAAACAAGAGATTATTGCCCGCTTTGCCAGGCGCTTTATCTGAAAGGTGAAGTGATTCGGGAGGACCTTCACCGAAAAGGGAAGGCAATACGTGAGCCGGTCATGGCTGAAGAACAGGCATCAATAATTCGGCAGGCACATTGGAACAGCTATCTGAATGCGCATCGCCACGAAGTGCACATCATCCAGGGAGGTGGACAACAATGCCTGCCATTCTGAAAAAGAAACCACGCCGTAAATGCAAAGTGTGCGGGGAGTTCTTTCACCCGGCGTTCGACAATATCCGCTGGTGCAGTCCTGAGCATGGTGCGCAGTTCGCTCTGCAGCAGTTAGCCAAGAAGCGCCAGAAGCAGCAGCAAGAAAAAGACAAAAAAACTCGCGCTACCTGGCGCAAGAGGAAAGCCGCTGTTAAGCCGCTTAAGCACTGGGAGGATATGACCCAGCGCGTCGTGAACGACTACATCCGTGAACGTGACCATGATTTGCCATGCATCAGCTGCGGTACGTGGGAAACCGTTCAGTGGGAGGCTGGACATTACCGGTCACGGGGCAAAGCATCACACCTCCGCTACATCGAAGACAACATTAATAAACAGTGCCATCACTGCAACGTTCAATTGTCTGGTAATCAGCAGCAGTACCGCATTCGGCTGATACGCAAAATCGGCCCAGAACGCGTAGAAGCGCTCGATAACAACAACACACCACACCGATACACCATCGAAGAACTCGAAGCCATCAGGAAGCATTACAGCGCCCTGAGGCGTCAACTCGCCAAGCAACGGGAGGCAGCGTGACCTTCTTCGATTTCAACCTGTACCAGGCCGAAAGCGTTGCGCGGGCATTTCTCAAGGCGATCGCGCGCCGCACAAGTAAATCTCAACAGCAAGGAAAACAACAATGACTCCACGTCAACGCCGACAGCACTTCGCAGGGTTGGGAACTATAGCTACTGCTCCCCGTAAGAGCTATCTCGGTAAATTCACACCTTTAACAGCCATCCAGTCTGGCTGGATAAAGTCGCTGCTGACAGTCTGGGGGGAGAGCGTAAGGGGAGATCTTGCCCCAAAAATGCCAAGAAATCATAGTTGCTGGAATGGTCTCCGAGGCAGCCGCTGGTCAGATAAGGCTCTAGAGCGTTTTACAGCTGCGCTGGACCAGGCTCGCAGTGAGGGATTCAAAGGGCAGCACATCATGAAGCGCGCCCACGCCATTCTCTGGCCAAAGGAATCCGTGAGCGTAATTGAACAGGCCCTTCGCAATGATGACATCGATTTTGTGGAGCAAAGCGTTTTGCTGGCGCTGGACGCAAATGACCCAGTGTATCTGGTTGGCGTTCAGTTCTACACGACACGAAAAAAGATTTCAGATATCACTTGTGAACTACAGATTATCGCGCCCTGGTTGACTGACAGTGAAGCCAGAAGACGTGTTAGATGGTGCCTGGAGATTTTCAGGGCAAAGGTTTATCTGTCATCGCGAAAGCTACTGGCAGAGGAGTAATAAAACCTTTTTTGATTAATCGTGCTTTTTTATGATTTTAATGTTGAAAGCGAGCCAATAAATTGTTTAATGTATTCATGCTTGGCAGAGCTACGACATGATAACAGCGCTGTTAAGTCACAATCTGACAAATTCGAAAACCTCGCTCCGGCGGGGTTTTTGCTTTCCGGCGATACGACAGGGGTATTCGCGAGGTGCATTGCACCAGTACCCCTGTCATAGCGCCGTTTTGCAAAACGAAAAATATATAGAAGCCCCGCATGCTGCGGAGTTTTTTAGTATTTAAAGCCGGAAGCTTATTTGGTTTTGGTATGAGTGGTCTCTTGATATGGAAACAGGGGTCACCAACGACTAAAGACGCTCAAGTGACAAGTCTGACTTTGCCTTAACGATCTTACTTCAGAACTGATTCCCGATACCTTGAAGAATCAATGAGCAGTTTCAGGGCCGCTTCATAAACCAGAGATTCTTCAACCGGTCTGCCTGATTCATAGCATTCAATGTATTTGCGAGAGAGCGCTTCAAGGAGAATTTTTTTAGATAATCTTTCAGAACAACCTGACTGAATGATTTCCAGGGTAAGACTTCCTATGATTTCAATTTCGCTTTTCATGCCTGCCTCGTCAGCTCTGATGTTAAATCGGCGAAGTGTATTTATTTATACAACGGCTGTGTTTTTTTTGCTGCTGCTAATCGCATCTGGTAGTAAGTGTTTCGATAATTCAATACTTTAGCTCAATTTATATTCTGATTCATCCTTAATCAAAATTTCGCTTTCACGCTACGGTTTAAGTAAGGAATTTAGTGATTAAGGAGCCGCATGAGCTGGATTTTCTATTCAAAAGAATGGTTTAAGATTGTACCTCTTGCATTTGATGATGAATTCAAACTCATCCGGCCAGGAGAGCGACGCCAACTGATCATGAAAAGAGACGCGCTGAGAAGACTTGTAGTTAAACAGTATGGCTTAAGTTAGAAAGACAAGCATTTATCCCATTCAATCAGGCTGCCAAATGGCGGCCTTTTTCATTTCTGGCCTCGGGAACCACACTTACCTTCACTTTTACGAAAGCGCCCGAAGGCCAGATCTTCAAACAGCACAGCGCCCGACTTAATCGTAGGTGAAAGATATGTATCGTGTGTCCCGCTTAGAGACTAAGTTCAAAATTTTGATTTAGCTTCTGATACACACGCGTTAACCTGGGCTACCCTTAAAATGCATTCTTTGACAGTCAAAACAATAACATTCAGCAGATGGTGAATTCCCCTATGCGGAGGGGCATAACTGGCGGTCCTTTTGTTGTAGATGCATGCGTATCGTTGAAGCCAGTCGACGTTACACCGGGAGGCACCCGGCACCATCCAGAGATGCTTTACCTGATCTGGCCTGTTCGTCCGAGCAGGCCATTTTTTTTGGCATTTTAAAAAAGCGATACATTGTCGTTTCAATTATGTATCTGCAGTCCTGTTAACGTTGTGGTCAGATTAGCCGGGTGATTTGCTTAAAATTTTTATTGCAGATTCGTAATGCAGAGATTCTTCTACTGTAGAGCTGGTCTCATAGATGTAAACGTACTTACGGGTGAGGTGTTGAATCAGCATTTTTTTACTTATGTGATCTACGACCCCAGCCTGGAGAATGTCATAGACAGCGCTCCCGATAATTCTGTCTTCATGTTTCATGTCTTGGCCAGCGGATGAAAAATGAAGCATGGCACCTAATCCCCACAAATGACAGGATTGTTTCGTAAAGCTGTACATCTATAACCCGCCTTGTGCGGGTTTTTTATTACCAGGTTCCGGGCAATCAAAATCAGATGGCTTGTCGTTAGCTGCAGCCCGAGAACCTGACCCTTTCTACTCACACGGCACCCGCTAACTACTGCGAGGTGAGAGATGTTACGAATGGACAAAATAACTACCGGCGTGGCCTACGGCGCCTCTGCGGGGAGCGTGTTGAACGGCATTCTAAACGCATACAGCCCTGAGCAGTGGAATGCCATCGGTGTGCTGGTGGGCATAGTTGTCGCTGTTCTTACGTACCTAACTAATTTGTATTTCAAGATCCGCGAATACAATCGTCGCAACAGGAGCCGGAATGAACCCGACGCTGAGAAGTAAGCTGGTGAAGGCCATACTTGGCGGCTCCAGCGCGATTACCCTTGCTGCCATCATGCTGGGCAATTCAGACGGACTGGAAGGACGTCGCTATTACGCTTATCAGGATGTTGCTGGAGTCTGGACCGTGTGTGATGGTCACACCGGCGCAGACATTCGGCGCGGTCATCGCTACAACGACAAAGAGTGTGAAGATTTACTGCAGTCCGATCTGCGTAAGGTAGCTGCTGCTATCGACCCATTAATCAAAGTTAGTATCCCTGATTCCACGAGGGCGTCGCTTTACTCGTTCACTTATAACGTTGGCGCTGGCGCATTCAGCAAATCCACGCTGCTTAAAAAGCTGAATTCCGGTGATGTGCCGGGTGCCTGCAAGGAGCTACAGCGTTGGATATATGCAGGCGGGCAACAGTGGAAAGGACTAATCACCCGGCGCGAGATTGAGCGTTCTGTTTGTGAATGGCAGCAAAAGCCGCAACTGTTCAAGGATGGTGCAGGGCCGCTGAATCCAGGCATCCCAACATTAGCGCCGGGAGTGTTCTGATGAAACTCCAATATCTCTTCGCGATCGTCGTATTGATTCTCTGCCTGTTCGGTGGCGCGTGTTGGTCGGCATTTCACTACAGTGAAAAAGCCGCGACTGCTGAGAGTGAAAGCCGCGTGCTTAAATCAGATAACGCGCTGCAGGGGCAAGTAATCGCCACTCAGGCATTCAACATCAACCGGCTCAATCAAACTGCTCAGACTGCCCAGCGGGCAAACGCAATTGTGGCCGGGAACAGCGAAACGACGGTAATCGAATATCGGGAGATATTACGCCATGAAAAAACGTGCGATCTGCCTGTTCCTGTTGCTATCGCTGGTGGGCTGCTCGAATACGCGAACCGTTTACGTGCCAGCGCAATGCACCCCGATCCCGTCGGGACTGACTCAGCCGATGGTGACACCACTGCCGCCAGCGGGTTGACGTACTGCCAGGCTGTTTTATGGATTGAACCGCTGCTGGCAACCATAGAGCAGGGTAATAACAATTTCGCGGGAATCCGGGACATCGAACAACACCGCCAAAACTCAAAAGGTAATTAACGGTGCAGCAAAATCATTGTTGATAGGTGATTGTGAGCTGTACTTGCGATCTTCCTAAATTTCGGCATATAGGATTATTCTTAACTTTATGGTATTTATATCCCTAAATAAAAAAGGGGTATGGTCATGAAAATCTTGGGGTTGGATGAGCACAGGACGCTTCGTGGAAGTGGTGCGATCAAGTTTTTTGAGCTTGAAAGGGTGCCAAACAATGATTGGGTGGAGATATTTCAAAGCCTCTTCACTAATGAAAATGAACAAGCATGGGTGGAGGGTTACTGCATCGTGACAAACTGTCGAACCAGTGACATCTCCATTCGACTGACGGAATTACAGTCAAAATGCGATGAGGCGAATGCAATACTCAAGAGGAAGCAGGCTTCTCTGTAATGAGTTAGCGCTCCATGTTCAGAGCCGTCTTTAAGGCGGCTTTTTATTGCCAGCGCCCCGGCGTAGATGATGCAACCAGCCCCCGACTTACTGACGCCGCTGAACGGGATTATTTCACCCACAGAGAGCGAATCGCCACCGTTACCAAACAACTGACGTGCCTGCAGGCCTATGTTCGCGAGCAGTGTTTGAAATAAAAAAGAAGCCCTCTCGTGTGAGGGCAGTGTATGCAGAGTACTTCTTATGGGATTGAGGCACCTCACCAGCGTTGATTTGAGGAGTGAAATCTCATCCCTGAGTTCAACCCTGGTAAGGCGCTCTTTCCTTATGACTCGGGTTGAGTTTTGACGAAAATGATTTAACAACAAGCGTAAGCGTGTAAAAAAATCATATGGAAACGCGGGACTGAGAATGTTCTTAGATGATGATTGCTGTTGGATTCACTCGCCGACGCAGCTAAATGAAATTAAGTTATTGATTAATTATTTCGATTAGTTGGATAAATAAATTTGCTATTTTCTTCGAATGCCATAGTCTCAACTGTGGTTCTGTCGGCTATGCCAACACCAGATGACAGAGCCTGGTACCCCGGCCACATTTCCTGATGACTTCTGGGGAACTCCAGGGAAACAGGATACATCTTACTGGGATAACATTAACCAAGGTCGCTCTAATCTTGTGCGGCCTTTTATGATGATATTTTCAGAACTTAAATTAAACGCAGCAGGCCTTTGAAAAGGTTCATAATGAAAAAAGTACTGGTGTTTTTCAATGCACAACCGGTTGAAGTAATAAAAACAACCAAAATCGTGACGACAATTTTGCGCAATTACCCAAATGGTGAAGAAATCCATCTTCAGATTATGCGAGTGGGAATTCACTCGATTACGGGTGATCATAACGAAATTTATGTTGCTTCTGACAGAGAACTCTCTTCTGAAGAGATAATCAGTGCAGTAAAAAGGTTTCTTTAAGAAATATCCGGGATGATAATTCCTGAGCGCCTTTTGGGAAAATAATCTATGATATATAAAAGCTTGGGTATGAAAAAGGAGTGTGTGCATGAAACATGAAGAACTGGAGCGTAAAGCTGAGGAAGAAATTTCTGCTCTTATTACTAAAAAAATTGCTGAGCTCCGCAAAAAAACAGGCAAAGAGGTTTCTGAGATTGAATTTAAACCGAATGAGACCATGTCTGGTCTTGAAGGGTATTCAGTAAAAATAAAGCTGATGTAAAGTGAAAAGGGCTGCTTAGGCGATACCGTGCCGACATTCATCAGCGCTCGACGTTAACCACTTACACCGAATCATTAATGGTCGCTACGGCGGCCTTTTTTTATGCGCCTCGCACGCGCAGCCTAACGATTCTTTCAGTCGTAAGCTTGGGGCATTCCGCTTTATCGGAAGGTCTTCCCGTGAATTCTTAAACGTAGGGCGTCTAGACGTCTAAATGGCTGATATTTGACAATTTCTTGCTTTTTGTGATGCAAATGATAATCATTATCATCAAAGGTACTCCTGGGCCTCAGCCTGCCACGGGGCGGCGGGGTCGCGGGTTTCGGCTAGTTTTTGCGTTTTATAGTCATCATCATCATGTGTGCAGGTTATTGATTTTCCAATGTGCGGATTTTCAATGATGTCGAATCGTATAAAAAGTGTTCACCATCATGGACCAGGAAATTGCTTCATTAAAACTCAACATTAATCAGCTGGCAGGCATCACTGGCGTGCATCGGCAGACCGTTGCCGCCAGGCTAAAAAATGTTGAACCTGCTGCAGGTAGTAACAGCAAACTCAAACTCTTTCTCGTCACCGATATATTGAGTGAGCTGATGGTTCCGACCGTCTCAACGTCCAATGTAGAGGAAATGGAGCCCTCCGACAGACTGGCGCACTGGAAGGCGGAGAACGAGCGCCTGAAATTTGAGGTTGATACTAAGCAGCTCATTCCCGCTGAAGACGTTGCCAGAGAATTTTCACTGATGGCGAAAGCTGTCGTCATGGTGCTTGAAACACTCCCGGACATTCTTGAACGCGACTGTGCGCTGACGCCCGTCGCGGTCTCGCGCGTGCAAAGCGTGATTGATGACCTGCGCGATCAAGTCGCACAAAAAGTAATGGACGCCGAACCAGAGGAGGATGAGCCAGAGGAGGACTGATGGCAAAACGGGCATCTGCCAGGGGGCTTCGCCGCGATGTCTCCGGCATTTTACGTGCCCCGCGTCGTATGCAGGTGGCCGATGCGGTCAGTGCATATATGCGAGTGCCGATGGGGGCGGGTAACTCCGTTCCGTGGGATCCAAATTTGGCCCCTTACATTATTGAACCGATGAACTGCCTGGCATCCCGCGAATACGATGCAGTGGTTTTTGTCGGGCCAGCCCGAACAGGGAAAACCATTGGCCTGATTGATGGCTGGATTGTCTATAACATCGTTTGTGATCCCGCTGACATGCTGGTCATTCAGGTATCGGAAGAGAAAGCACGTGAGCACTCAAAGAAACGCCTCGATCGAACATTCCGCTGTAGCCCGGAGGTGAAATCGCGACTCAGCCCACGCCGTAATGATAACAACGTCCATGACCGTACCTTTCGTGCCGGGAACTACCTCAAGCTCGGCTGGCCATCAGTCAACATCATGTCATCGTCGGATTATAAAAGCGTGGCGCTCACCGACTATGACCGCTTCCCTGAGGATATCGATGGGGAAGGTGATGCATTCTCCCTGGGCTCCAAGCGAACCACCACCTTTATGTCCAGCGGGATGACGCTGGTTGAGAGCTCTCCAGGCCGTGACATTCGTGACACGAAATGGCGTCCTTCGTCTGCGCATGAAGCGCCACCGACTACAGGGATTCTGTCGCTATTTAACCGTGGCGACCGCCGCCGCCTGTACTGGCCCTGTCCGCATTGCGGCGAGTATTTTCAGCCAGAAGTCGCAAACATGACGGGTTACCGGGAGTTGCCCGACCCTGTACTGGCAAGTGAATCTGCGCATCTTCAGTGCCCTGCGTGCAAAGGCAAAGTTACGCCTGAGATGAAGCGTGACCTGAACATCCGTCACGTCTGGTTGCGCGACGGGGAAAAGATAGACCGGTACGGCAAACGTTACGGCGAACCCCGGCGCTCACGCATCGCATCGTTCTGGATGGAAGGCCCGGCAGCGGCTTACCAGACCTGGGCTCAGATGATGTACAAATTCCTGACCGCCGAGCAGGAGTATGAAGCCACCCAGAGTGAAGAAACGCTTAAAACGGTGGTAAACACTGACTTTGGGCGGCCTTATTTACCCCGCGCAAACCTCGAACAGCGCAAAAGTGAACTGCTTGAGCAACGTGCAGAGGATGTACCGAAGCGTGCAGTGCCTGACGGCGTGCTGTTTATGACTGCAACGGTCGATGTGCAGGGTGGTAAATCCCGTCGGTTTGTGGTGCAGGTTACCGGCTACGGTGCGCAGGGCGAGCGGTGGGTGGTTGACCGCTACAACATCCGCCAGTCATTAAGGGCGAACGAACATGGCGAGTGTTACCCCATTGACCCGGCCAGTTACCCGGAAGACTGGGATTTGTTGCTGTCCGACGTGTTCGAAAAATCATGGGTATTAGCCAGCAACCCGGCTAAGCGCATGCGCCTCATGGCAATGGCGGTCGATTCCGGCGGAGAGGATGGTGTCACCGACAACGCGTACAAATTCTGGCGCAAATGCCGCCGTGAAGGGCTGGGCAAAAAGATTTATCTCTTTAAGGGCGACAGCGTCAGGCGTTCAAAACTCATCACCCGCACTTTCCCTGACAACACTGACCGATCCACACGGCGTGCGAAAGCCGCCGGTGATGTGCCTCTTTATCTTCTCCAGACCGACGCACTGAAAGATCAGGTTAATAACGCTTTATGGCGTGATTCGCCCGGCCCTAATTATGTGCATTTCCCGAAATGGCTCGGCAACTGGTTCTACGACGAACTGACCTATGAGGAGCGTTCCACCGATGGAAAATGGAGTAAACCAGGTCGCGGCGCGAATGAGGCGTTCGACCTTCTCGTGTATGCCGACGCGCTCGCAACCCTGCATGGATACGAGAAAATCAAGTGGCCGGATGCACCTGAGTGGGCACGGCGGGAAACGTGGCTGGAGGACGCGCCGCCGGAAGCTGGCGAAACGCCACCCGCGAAGATACCGGCCCCGGTAATCAACAAACAGAGCCGGGGAAAGAAGAAGGTGGAAAAAGCCGATGAAGATTCAAACCCATGGACAACCCAGACAGGAGGAGGCTGGTTGTGAATATCAGTGAAATAGAAGTCATGATCCGGCACTACACCGATGCAGAGGTTGCCGTGCTCGAAGGTAAATCCATCACGTTCAACGGCCAGCAGATGACGTTTGAGAATCTGGCTGAAATCCGGGCAGGTCGCCAGGAGTGGGAGCGACGGAGAGCCGCTGCTCTCCGTCAGAGCCAGGGACGGTCTGGCTTTAAGCTGGCGAGGTTCCAATGAGCTTACTTGATGATGCTATTGGCCTGATTTCGCCTGGCTGGAAAGCGGCGCGGCTTCGTTCGCGAGCGGTGATTCAGGCGTTTGAAGCGGTAAAGCCGACCCGCACTCACAAGGCACGCCGTGAAAACCGTTCCGGTAACCAGCTAAGCCAGAACGGGGCGGCTTCGTTGCGGGAACAGGCCCGCTGGTTGGACAACAATAACGATCTGGTCATCGGCATACTGGACAAACTCGAGGAGCGTGTCATTGGTTCGGAGGGGATCATTGTTGACCCACATCCGTTACTGAAAAACGGCAAAATTGCTAAAAAGCTGGCCAGCGACATTCGCACTGCGTGGGCGGAATGGTCGGTGAGCCCGGAGGTTACCGGGGAGTTCACCCGCCCGATGCTTGAGCGACTCATGCTCCGCAGCTGGCTGCGAGACGGTGAGGTGTTTGCGCAGCTGGTCAGTGGTAGCGTCAGCGGACTCAGTCCCGTGGCCGGTATCAGTTTCTGGCTGGAGGCGCTTGAATCCGATTTTGTCCCGATGGACAACGACGAGTCGCAGGGGCTGTCGCAGGGTATCTATAAAAACGAATGGGGGCGCCCCAAAAAGTACAAAGTCTATAAAAACAGCCCGGTATCCGGCAGACGAATGGATACCAAAGAAATCCCGGCAGAAAACATGCTGCACCTGAAATTCACCCGCCGTCTGCACCAGTCCAGGGGCACCTCTCTGTTCTCCGGGGTGCTGATGCGCCTGAGTGCGCTGAAGGAGTATGAAGATTCAGAGCTGGTGGCCGCGCGTATTGCCGCTGCCCTTGGGATGTACATCAAAAAAGGTGACGGGCAAACCTATGGCGAGGAAAGCGGCTCATCGGGTAACGAAAGTGAGCGCGATCTGTTAATCCAGCCCGGCATCATCTTTGACGATCTCAAACCCGGTGAAGATATCGGGATGATTAAGTCAGACCGGCCAAACACCAACCTCGAAGGTTTTCGCAACGGGCAACTGCGTGCCGTTTCCGCCGGTACGCGTATCAGCTATTCGAGCGCGTCGCGCAATTACGACGGTACCTACAGTGCCCAGCGGCAGGAGCTGGTGGAATCAACAGACGGTTATTTCGTGCTTCAGGACTGGTTTATCGGCTCCGTGACACGTCACGTTTATCGCAACTGGCTCCGGCTTGCGATCCTCTCCGGGAGAATTTCCGTTCCTCGCGGGCTGGATATGGACACCCTGTATTCCGCCGTCTATTCCGGGCCAGTGATGCCATGGATTGACCCGGCAAAAGAAGCCAATGCCTGGAAGATTCTCATCCGGGGTGGGGCGGCAACAGAATCCGACTGGGTTCGTGCGCGAGGCAGCAACCCGGACGATGTGAAGCGCCGCCGCAAAGCGGAAATCGATGAAAACCGCGAACTGGGACTGGTATATGACACCGACCCCGCCAACGACAAAGGAGGCACCAGTGCCGAAGCAGAAAACAAACCGGGCGAGCCGCCGCCCGAAAGCCAGCGCAAAAAGTAACTCCTGGTTTCGCATGAAGGCCAGTGCGGCGAATGAGGCTGAAATTTATATTTATGACGAAATCGGGTTCTGGGGGGTAACAGCGCGTCAGTTCGTCAGTGACCTGCAGGCGCTGGGCAACGTCACTCATATCAGTCTGCATATCAACTCACCCGGTGGCGATGTCTTTGAAGGTATCGCCATTTTTAATGCCCTTAAACATCACGGCGCAGCGATTACCGTCCACATTGATGGCATCGCTGCTTCCATGGCATCGGTCATCGCCATGGTTGGCGACCCGGTAATCATGCCAGAAAACACCATGATGATGATCCACAAGCCCTGGGGCTTCGCGGGTGGCGATGCGAACGACATGCGCGATTATGCTGACCTCCTCGATAAGATGGAGTCAGTCTTGATCCCCGCCTACGCCAATAAAACGGGGAAATCTACCGAAGAAATTGCAGCCATGCTGGAGGAGGAAACCTGGATGAGCGGCACTGAGTGTGTAGCCCATGGTTTTGCCGACCAGACAACCCCATCCCTGCAGGCGATGGCCTGTATCCAGTCACAACGTATTGAGGAATTTGAGAAGATGCCACAACGCATTCGTAACATGATCACGCCGCCGCGTAATGCCAACCCGCGTGAGCCCGTGAATCCGGGCAACACTCAGCAACCAGCCCCGGCCCAGACGCTGGACGAAAATGCCATCCGCGCTCAGGTCGTCGCGGAACAGAAGGCGCGTGTTAACGGTATTCAGGATCTTTTCGCGATGTTCGGCGGCAAGCACCTGGAGTTGCAGGCAGCGTGTGTTATCGACGTGGATTGTTCCGTGGATATGGCAAAAGATAAACTGCTGGCCGCGCTGGGCAAAGATACCACGCCAACCAATAAAAACAGCCAGGCTCACATCTACGCGGGCAACGGCAATATTGTGGGTGACGGTATTCGCCAGGCACTGATGTTCCGTGCGGGTTACGATGAGCGCCAGAATGACAACGCCTACAACGGCATGACGTTGCGTGAATATGCCCGCATGGCCCTGACTGAGCGCGGCATCGGCGTCTCCAGCTACAACCCGATGCAAATGGTTGGCCTCGCGCTGACACACAGCACGTCTGATTTCGGCAACATCCTGCTGGACGTGGCGAACAAATCGCTGCTGCAGGGCTGGGAAGAAGCGGACGAGACCTTTGAACTGTGGACCAAAAAAGGGCAGCTCAGCGACTTTAAAACAGCGCATCGCGTCGGCATGGGCGGATTCTCTTCCCTGGAAAAAGTGCGTGAAGGCGCGGAGTTCAAGTATGTGACCACTGGCGATAAAGGCGAGACAATCGCGCTCGCCACCTACGGCAATATTTTCTCTGTAACCCGCCAGGCCATCATCAACGATGATTTGAATCAGTTGACGGATGTTCCTATGAAAATGGGGCGTGCAGCCAAAGGGACAATCGGTGACCTGGTATACGCCACGCTGACCGGCAATGCCAAACTCTCTGACGGCAAAACTTTGTTCCATGGCGAGCACAAAAACCTGTCTTCAGGTGCAATCTCAGTCACCAGCCTGGATGCTGCGCGGCAGTTGATGCGTCTGCAAAAAGAAGGTGATCGTTCGCTGAATATCCGTCCGGCATACATGCTGGTGCCGGTGGTGCTTGAAACGCTTGCCAGCCAGACCATTAAGTCGGCCAGCGTTAAAGGGGCCGATATCAACGCAGGTATTAACAACCCCATCCAGAACTTCGCCGAGATCATCTCAGAGCCTCGTCTCGATAATGCTGACCCGGCGGCCTGGTATCTGGCTGCAGCGAGAGGTACTGACACCATTGAGGTGGCCTATCTGAATGGTGTCGATACGCCGTATATCGACCAGCAGGAAGGTTTCACTACGGACGGGATTGCGACGAAAGTTCGTATCGATGCAGGCGTGGCCCCGCTTGACTACCGTGGCCTGGTCAAATCCACCGGTAAGTAATTCGTATCAAAACACGTAGCCCGTCAGGGCTTTTTTTTCGCCTTTAAAACGGCTCCAGGCGGAGCCGTGGAGAGCTTTTATGAAAAATTATGTTCAGGACGGCAGCACCATTGCGATCGCTAACACGGGTGATGCGGAGATCACCAGCGGCTCGCCCGTAGCCGTGGGGGATTTAGTTGCTATTGCCATCACGAACATCCAGCCCGGTGAAACGGGTGATGGTATGGCCCGTGGAGTAGTGACCTTTCCCAAACTTCCAGCCGACAATATTGTGCAGGGTAAAACCGTTTATCTGAAAGACGGGAAAATCCAGCTGGCCAGCGCGGATGCTACCCCGGCAGGTAAAGCGTGGGAAGCCGCTGCCGCTAACAGCACGACGGTGTTGGTTCGTCTCAATGGCTAACGCTTTTGACAGAATGGCGGCCCGCATGGATGCGGCCACTACCCGTAGTATGGGTGACACTGCCAATATCAACGGCTCCGAATTCGACGCTGTGGAAAGTCACTTTGTCGCAGAGATGGGGCCGTTAATCGGGGATGGCTTAACGCTGGTGGTTTTCAGTGATACGTATCGCCCGCGACGTAACGACGAGGTCATATGGAAAGGAAAAGAGTACAAAGTGACCCGCTCACAGCTTTTCAATAATAAACCGCAAATCTGGATTGAGTAGGAGGGCTGCTATGTCCATCAAAGGGCTTGAGCAGGCAATTGCCAATCTGAACAGCATCAGCAAAACGGCAGTGCCGCGCGCGTCCTCGCAGGCGGTTAACCGGGTAGCAACCCGTGCAATCGGGAAAAGTGTCCGCATCGTTGCAACAGAAACTAAAGTGCCGAGAAAGCTGGTCAATCAGCGTGTGAAGCTGAAAAAGGCCTCAGTCAACAAGCCCCGCGCCATTATTCGTGTTAACAGAGGTAATCTGCCGGCGATCAAACTGGGGGTGGCAAGTGTGCGCTTGTCCCGTCGTAAACGTGACAAGCAGGGGGCAAACAGCGTGCTGCGAATCGGTCCGTTCTCCTTCCCCGGAGGCTTTATCCAGCAACTGAAAAACGGTCGCTGGCATGTACTCCGGCGAACGACAAAAAATCGTTTTCCCATCGAGGTCGTCAGCATTCCGCTGACAATCCCTCTAACCAAAGCGTTCAGGGAAGAAACAAGCAGGCTCACGCAAAACGACATGCCCAGGGAATTGGGTACCGCATTGCGTAACCAACTGAGGCTGATACTCAATAAATGAAACACCCACAAATTCGCGCTGCCGTGCTGGATGCACTGAAAGGCAGCATTACTGATTCTGTAACCTGGTTCGATGGTCGCCCGGCCGTTCTTGAGGCAGAAGACTTGCCCGCCGTGGCCGTCTATCTGACAGATGCTCAGGCTTCGGGTGAAATGCTTGACGAAGACCAGTGGGCAGCCACGTTACATATTGAGGTATTTCTGAAAGGAACCTCGTCAGATACCGATCTGGATACATGGATGGAGGTGCGCATCTATCCAGTTATGGAGGATATCCCGGCACTTGGCGATCTCATTGAGCTGATGAATCCCCTCGGTTATGACTACCAGCGCGATGATGAAATGGCGACCTGGGGCTCTGCCGACCTGCAATATTCAATCACCTATACCATGTGAGGCATTTATGGCTACTCCAAATCCGCTGGCACCTGTAAAGGGCGCTGGCACAACGCTCTGGATTTACACCGGATCGGGCACGCCCAACCCACTGAATGATATTGACTGGGTACGCCTGGCCCAGATTAAAGACATCACCCCCGGCGAGATGACCGCAGAGTCCTACGATGATACCTACATCGATGATGACAATGCGGACTGGACGGCCACGGGGCAGGGCCAAAAGTCTGCCGGTGACACGTCGTTCACTCTGGCCTGGAAACCTGGCGACTCCGGGCAAAAACAACTCTCTCAGTGGTACACTAACGGCAGTGTTTTCCCCTATCGCATTAAATATCCCAATGAGACAGTGGATCTGTTTCGCGGATGGGTCAGCAGCCTCGGTAAAGCGGTACCCACTAAAGAGGTCATCACGCGCACCGTTAAAATCACCAACAGCGGCAAACCTACGCTGGCCGAAGATAACGCCACGGCGGCTATCTCCGTAACCGGTGCAAATTTTGATAAGTCAACTGCTGCGGTAGCGATCGGCGCAACCACCACGCTCAATCTGTCCGTTCTCCCGGTCAGCGCGACTGATAAAACATTCCGCGTAGCATCGTCCGATCCGTCAAAAGCGAAAGTGACCGTTTCCGGTAACATCGTGACTGTGACAGGGATTGCGGCCGGTGCCGTGGAAATTATCGGTATCACCAATGATGGCTCGTTTGCGGCCATCAGCAAAGTCACCGTTTCCTGACAGGAGTAATTCATGTTCCTCAAAACTGAGCCGCTGGAATACCACGGCGAAACCGTCACGCTTTACGAATTGTCAGCACTGCAGCGCATTGAGTTCATCGGCTACATCGCAGAGGTGAACAAGGGGATGCCTGCTGACACCGCAGAAATAAGCGAGGAAACGCTCTCGGGGATTGTGACGTCCATTAATGTGAAGATTAGTGCGCGGATCGTCGCAATGTCACTTTGGCAGAAAGAAGGATTAAAAGGACCGTCCGTTGATGAACTGCACCAGGACGTTCTCTCTGGCTGGCCTTTACCTGCCATTTCCGAAGCGGATTTCATTGTACGTAACCTGTCCGGAATGTTGCCCGTTGCGCCCGTAGCGGGTGATGAAGACCATTCTGACACAGAGGATCAGACTCCGGAAAAGCCCACGCCGCAGCCCTGACATTTGCCCTTAAACTTGCCCGTGAGTTCCGCAGACCTGACTGGCGTGCGATGTTCTCGCAGATGTCCTGCAGTGAACTGAGCGAATGGGAGCAATTTTACGCCGTTGAGTATTTCCAGACGGACATGATTGATACCCATTTCTCATGCCTGAGCCACCACATCACCAATATGGTCTGTAAAGACCACGGGCTCACCCCGGCAGATTTTAGCCTGCTGAATCCCCATACACGTCCGGAACCGGACACCGAAACGTCCGACGAGGCCATGATGCTGGCCGCCGAAGGCATTACAGGAGGAGTTCGTTATGGCCCAGGCGGTGGGTGATCTCATTGTCAATCTTGATTTAAACGACGCTAAATTTACCGAGCGGTATAACTACGTCAAACGGGGACTTGATGGGATCGGGGTTGCGGCGAACGACGCTGCACTGGAGGTACAAAGTGCTTTCACCAGGCAGGAAGCGTATGCCAGAAAGGCGGGGATTTCGATTGGTCAGTACAATGCGGCCATGCGCAGCCTGCCTGCGCAGTTCACCGATATTGCGACGCAGCTGGCAGGCGGGCAGTCCCCGTTTCTGATTTTGCTACAGCAGGGCGGGCAGATTAAAGACCAGTTTGGTGGCGTTAAAGGTGCGCTGCTGGGTGTCGCTGATTACGCCAAAACGCTGGCGGGATTTGTGACCCCTACAACTCTCGGTATCACGGCCCTGATATCCGGGGTGGGGCTTCTGGCCTATAACTGGAACCAGGGGAGACTACAGGCCAATGCATACAGCCAGGCTATCGCGGCTACCGGAAATATTAGCGGCCAGACTGCCGACAGCCTGGCGCGCATCACTGCCCAGATAGTCAAAAATGCGGATGCAGGTAAATCCGTTGTTGCGGCGGCAGTTGCGCAGGCTACCGGGCTGGGCATGACAGTCACTCAAATCCGGCAGGTGAGCGAGACGGCAATTCTGCTGTCCAAAAATACGGGAGCCAGCGTTAAAGACCTGGTGGCCGAGCTGGCGAAAATCCCCCAGGACCCGCTGAAAGCGTTTGTCGATATCAACCAGCAGTACAATTTTGCTAACCTAGCGCTCTATGAGCAGGTTAAACACATGGTTGATCTGGGCGACAAGGCGGGAGCCACAAAGCTGATCATCGACTCCCTCGGTGATAGCCAGAAAAACTTCAAGGACGCCTCTAAATCAGACCTGGACGAGCTAGCGAGTTACTGGCAGGGACTGATTGATAAACTCAAAAATTATAAGTTGTGGTCTGACACCGTCGCGGACGCTGCAACGACAGTAAAGCTCCCGCAATTCAGTCAGGGTACCGGTTCAGCGGTTTTCGATAACATTAACCAACAAATGCGTGACCAGTCCGCCGGTATTGCGGCGAATTGGGAGAATATTAACGACAGCGCAGTGGATCTGTTGGGGTTCGTCACGCAGGTCTATGCTACAAGCCGTGAATACAACCGCGATCAGATATCCGCCAATATCGAAGCTGATAAGTTTCTTGAGACGGCCAGAACAAATGCACAAATCCGCAATGACCTGCAGGCCAAGTATCAGATTCAGCTTGATAAGGGCTTAATCACTCAGGATAAGTTCAATAAGTTAACTTCCGCGATTAATGAGAAGTACAAAGATCCCAAAACGGCAAAGACAACCGTTCCCGCTGGTGATAAAGCCGGTGATCAGCAGGCTGCGGAATTGCTCGCCCTCCAGGCTCAGCTCAAAGTCCTGCAGCAGCATCAGGGCGTTAACGACGCCATCAGCCAGCAACGTAAAGACCTGTGGAAAACGGAGGCTCAGTTCTCTGTGCTGGAAGGGGCGGCAGGCCAGCGCAAACTTTCAAAAGAGGAAGAGTCGCTGCTGGCAAACAAAGAGCGCATTCTTGCGCTTGCGCAGCAAAAAGCCCTTTTGGGTGATCAGATCACCGCGCAGGATCAGCTCAATAAACGCATGGACACCGCGACGAAGTACACTAACCAGATGTCGGCGAAGCAGTCAGCATTAACCGGTTCGGCGACATTAAGCGATCGCGACGCCGGGCGTAATCTTGCCTATGCCCAGCTTGAGAGCGGCTGGAAAAATGCGGGTGGTAAAACCACTGACGTCGATTATCAGCGCGAACTGACAGCATTAAATCAGTATTACGCTGCTGAGGATCATCTTCGCAGTGACTGGCTAAGCGGGGCCCAAAAAGGGTTTGCTGAATACCTTGATTCGGCAACAAACGTCTATTCCTCCATGCAAACTGCCGCCCAGACAGCTATGGGGGGGATGACAGATATGCTGAACAACCTCACCACCACGGGCAAGGCTTCTTTCAAAAGCTTTGGGGTTTCCGTCCTGAAAACCATCGCGCAAATCACAAATCAACTGCTGGTGGCCTACGGGCTTCAGCAGGCGATGGGCTGGATCAGTGCTGCTTACAACGGACCGCAGGGTGGAGGCATTGACAGTCCAAGCTTCGTGGGCCCGAAAATGGCGTGGAGCGGTGGCTATATCCCGGAGTTTGACGGGGGCGGTTTTACCGGGCCGGGTGGAAAATATGAGCCCAAAGGCATTGTTCACGGCGGGGAATTTGTCTTCACCAAGGAATCAACGGCACGACTGGGCGTGGGGAATTTGTACCGCCTTATGCGCGGTTATGCCTCAGGCGGTTATGTTGGAAACAACTCACCTGTTACCTCATCTTCGGGTATTACCATACATGCCCCGGTGTCAATAACCACACCGCAGGGAAGCCAGGAACAACAGGGATCAGCGGACCTGCTGGGGCGGGCTTATCAGAAGGTAATTGATAACTCAATTCGTCAGGGCATTGAGAAGGAATTGAGGCCTGGCGGCATTATCTGGAACGCCAGTAAGGTTAGGTAACTATGGCTGTCGATGCATTTCCCTGGCGCATTCAGGCGTCGGGGCAACCCACCACGAATGTTAAAGATAACATCAACAAAACTCAGTTTGGTGACGGGTACGCCCAGGTCAGTGGTAAGGGATTAAACCCTGAGACGCTGACTTACAGTTATTCTTTCACCGGCCCCGTGACCACGGGCAACCAAATTTTTGCCTTCCTCAGAGGCCGCAAGACAAAATCATTTTCCTTTCAGCCACCTTATGGCGAGCTTGCGCTCTGGCGGGTGCAGGCTGACTCCCTTCAGAGGATCGTCAAAAGTAAAAAGCTTGTGACGATAATCGCCACTTTCGAACAGGCATTCGCACCATGAGCTTAAACAGTGATTATCAAAAACTGGAGCCAGGAAACGAGATCCGGCTCATTGAGATTGACGGCACCGCGTTTGGCGTGGGTAGCGTGCTGAGGTTTCACAATTACAATATCCCCCATAGCGCGGCTGAAATAGCGGCTGCAGGTGGCGACGAATCAAAGTTACCTGCAAAGTCGATTTGGTGGCAGGGGCTGGAGTATTCAGCGTGGCCGAGTGAAATCAACGGGCTTGAAAAATCGACCAGTGGAAGTAGCGCTCAGCCGAAACTGACGGTGGCAAACGTAAATAGCTCAATCACTGCGTTGTGTCTCGCTTACGACGACATGCTTAAAGCGAAGGTGACGATCCATGACACCATGGCTCAGTATCTGGATTCCCGTAATTTCGCAGCCGGTAATGCTAAAGCCGATCCATCTCAGGAAAAATTGCAGGTGTGGTATGTCGATGGAAAGAACAATGAGCTGCCTGGTGTATCCATCGAGTTTCGGTTATCCAGCCCGATGGACCTGCAGGGGCTGCAAATTCCCACGCGACAGCTTCATTCCCTTTGCACATGGTGTATTCGTGGCAAGTACCGCAGCGGTGACGGCTGCGATTATGCTGGCACAAAATACTTCGACAAAAACAATAATCCGGTGACTGATCCGTCCCTGGATCAATGCAACGGCACGTTGGCGGCCTGCAAGTTAAGGTTCGGTGCAAATAATGAATTGTCGTTCGGCGGGTTCCCCGGTACATCACTCATCAGGAGCTAATATGCGACAGAAAACCGTTGATGCGATCCTGGCCCATGCCGCTGCTGATTACCCGAACGAATGCTGCGGCGTGGTGGCGCAAAAAAGCCGTGTTGAGCGCTATTTCCCTTGCCGGAATCAGGCCAGTGACCCTGGCGAACACTTTGTGTTAGCGCCGGAAGATTATGCCGCTGCAGAGGACTGGGGAACTGTGACCGCCATTGTCCATAGTCACCCCGACGCAACGACGCAGCCCAGCGAACTGGACGAGGCGCAGTGCGATTTAATGGCAGTCCCCTGGCATATCGTCAGCTGGCCGGAAGGCGACCTGAGGACCATTAATCCCCGTGGCGAACTGCCGCTGCTGGAGCGCCCATTTGTTCTCGGCATTTATGACTGCTGGGGGCTGGTGATGAGCTATTTTAGGCAAACCCACGGCATTGAACTGCACGACTACCGCGTCGCCTATCCCTGGTGGGAAAAGGAGTACCCGGATAATTTTTATCAGGATTGCTGGTATGAATGCGGTTTCCGCGAGTTTGACGGCCCACCGCAGCCGGGTGATATGGTGATCATGCAGGTCCAGGCTGATAAATGGAATCACGCGGGCATACTACTGGAGGGCAATATGCTTTTGCACCATTTGTATGGGCGGCTGAGTAATCGGATTCCCTACGGCGGTTACTGGATTGAACGAACGATGAAAGTGCTTCGCTATAAAGACCTGTGATAACCTGATTAGATAGGTCATTCAGGGGCGAATATGAACAAACTCACATTATTGACAATTTCCACTTTAATTCTTGCTGGCTGTGATAATAAAAGTATCGATACTCCAGCCAAGCTAAGTATTTCCCAAATGATTGCGGCTGGAAAGCAAGAAAAAATAACTCAGTGCCAAAAGGGAAGCGTTTCCTTGAAGTGTGAATATCTTTCCGGTGATCTTTTAGGTACTGGTAAGTGGCATCATACAATAACTCATATTGCAAATAATGGTGATGTTTCTATTAATGTGGATGGGGTGAGTTACTACAAAACAAATTCAAGAAGTGGTTTTTTTGACGGTGAGGAATTTTCTGAATATGAATTTAAAGGCATGGATGGCTCCAAAGCGATAATGCATGTTTCAAACAAAAATGAAGGTTCCGTAATCAAGGTTGATGTTTGGAATTCAACAGGGAAAAGATTCATTATGGCATCAACATAATTTCTTTCTATTAGATAGATGCCTATTTATATAGGCATTTTTTTGGTGATTAGATTATGCATGAAATTATGACCAGAATTGAGCTTGGCGGTGTGTTGGGCAAAACGTTCGGTAAAGTTCATCAACGACTTATTAGCACCACACACGAAGCACCGCGAGCATTAGCCGCCACGGTGCCGGGCTTTGAGCAATTTATGATAAGCAGTGAGCGGCGTGGATTAACGTATGCCGTGTGGCGTGGGAAAAAGAACATCGGTTTCGACGAGCTTGGTTACCCCGTAACGGGTGAAGTGATTCGTATCGTGCCTGTCGTGATCGGCAGTAAAAGCGGCGGGTTATTTCAGACTATCCTCGGCGTAGCTCTTATCTCCGTGGCAGCATTTGCAACCAGTGGCATGGCAATCGGCATTGGCGGCACCGCGTTCGCTGGTGGCTGGGGTGCAGTGGCTGCCATGGGAGTTTCCATGACCCTTGGCGGGGTTGTTCAACTGCTTTCCCCACAGCCAACCGGATTAGCTAAATCGCAGTCCGCAGACAATCAACCGTCCTATGCTTTCGGTGGTGTAACGAATACAACCTCCCAGGGCTTGCCCGTATCTCTTTTTTACGGGAAGCGGCGCATTGGCGGCGCAATAATTTCTGCCGGAATATATATCGAAGACCAGCAATAATTAAAACCACCTCAGTTCAATAACCGCCTCCGGGCGGTTTTTTTATGGGCGCAATATGGCAAAGAAACGAATTCAGGGCAGCAAAGGCGGCGGCTCCAGCACCCGCACGCCGACGGAACAGTCAGACGACCTTTTGTCAGTGGCGAAAGCCAAAATCCTGCTCGCGCTGGGGGAGGGGGAGTTTTCTGGCAAGCTCACAGGGCAGTCAATTTTCCTGGACGGCACACCGTTGCTGAACGCTGACGGCTCATCAAACTTTAGTGGTGTGAGCTGGGAGTTTCGGCCAGGGAACCAGGCGCAAACCTACATTCAGGGCATGCCGGGTTCAGAAAATGAAATAAGCCTGAATGGTGTCGTGCTGCCCAGTGCCACGCCGTGGACGCGCACATTTACCAACACCCAGCTTTCAGCCGTTCGGCTGCGAATTAAATGGCCGTCAATTTTCGAACAGAAAGACAATGGGGATCTGGTAGGATACACCGTCAAATACGCCATTGACCTGCAGACGAATGGCGGCGCTTTCCAGACCGTTCTTAACACTTCGGTTAAAGGAAAAACGACCGGCGGTTATGAGCGCAGCCATCGTATTAATTTGCCAGCTGGTGCCACGACCTGGACTATCCGGGTTCGTAAAATCACAGCTGATGCTAACAGCGCCAAAATTGGCGACTCAATGGCGTTGCAGAGCTACACGGAAGTAATCGACGCAAAATTACGTTACCCCAATACCGCGCTGCTTTACATTGAGTTCGATTCCAGTCAGTTCAATGGCTCCATTCCTCAGATTTCCTGCGAACCTGAAGGGCGCATTATCCGTGTACCGGACAACTACAACCCGATAACCCGCACCTATACCGGGACATGGACTGGCGCGTTTAAATGGGCCTGGACAGACAACCCTGCCTGGATTTTTTATGACCTGGTGGTGAGCGACCGTTTCGGGCTGGGCGATCGGCTGACAGCGTCCAACATCGATAAATGGGGACTCTATCAGGTGGCGCAGTATTGTGACGCGCCTGTCCCGGACGGGAGGGGGGGCAGCGGTACGGAGCCGCGCTATACCTGTAACGTCTATATTCAGGACCGCAACGACGCCTATACCGTGCTGCGTGACTTCGCGGCGATATTCCGGGGCATGACGTACTGGGGCGGCAATCAGATTGTTGCGCTGGCTGATATGCCCCGCGATGTTGATTACAGCTATACCAATGCAAACGTGATCGACGGACGATTTAACTACAGCAGCAGCACGTCTAAAAATCGTTATACGCAGGCGCTGGTGTCATATTCAGATCCGGCAAATGGTTACGCTGATGCAATGGAACCTGTATTTGAACAGGATCTGGTGCGTCGCTTTGGTTTTAACCAGCTTGAACTGACGGCGATTGGTTGCACCCGCCAGTCAGAGGCGAACCGAAAGGGTCGCTGGGGCATTCTGACAAACAACAAAGACCGCGTGGTGACGTTTTCGGTGGGGCTGGATGGCAAAATCCCGCAGCCGGGGTTCATCATTGCTGTTTCCGACAGGGATTTATCCGGGAAGATAACCGGCGGTCGCATCAGCGCAGTGAGTGGCCGTGTCATTACTCTTGACCGCGTTCCGTCCGCAGTGGCCGGTGATCGGCTTATTGCCAACCTTCCCACCGGCGCATCGCAGAGCCGAACCATTCAGTCAGTCAGCGGCAATAAAGTGACAGTGTCCACTGCCTACACGACAGCGCCGGAGGCTGAATCTGTCTGGATTGTTGAGTCAAACACGCTGTATGCCCAGCAATATCGCGTGGTGACCGTCAGCGATAATGATGATGGCACCTATACCATTACCGGTGCAGCACATGATCCGGATAAATACGCCCGTATCGATACAGGGGCGATGATTGACCCACGTCCGATCAGCGTTATTCCTCCAGGCAATCAGGCACCGCCGGGTAATATCGTCATTTCCAGCTACTCCGTTGTTAACCAGGGTATCAGTCTGCAGACCCTGCGGGCCAACTGGGACCAGGCTGAAAACGCCATATCCTACGAGGCGCAGTGGCGGCGTAACGATGGTGACTGGGTGAATGTCACACGCAGCTCGACCACCTCGTTTGAGGTGCCGGCTATCTATACAGGTCGCTATCTGGTTCGCGTTCGCGCGATTAACGCCGCTGAGATTTCATCTGGATGGGGGTATTCCACCGAAACGACGCTGACCGGGAAAACGGGTAATCCACCAAAACCTGTCGGGCTGGCGGCCACCGGCTTCAACTGGGGCATTAAACTGACCTGGGGTTTCCCGGCCAACACGTCAGACACGCTGATGACCGAAATTCAGTACACACCTAACGCTGATTTTTCAGATCCTCAGTTGCTGGCCGATGTGCCGTATCCCGCCGCAGTCTATTCCCAGCAGGGGTTACGTGCCGGGCAAATTTTCTGGTACCGCGCGCAGCTGGTGGACAAAACGGGGAATCAGTCTGGCTGGACAGACTGGGTGCGGGGGATGTCGAACGACCAGGCCAGTGATTATCTGGACGCTATTAAAGACCAGGTACTGCTGGCTGCTGACGGCAAAGCGTTGACGGAAAAAATTGATTTCAGTATCGCCGGGGTTTTACAGGGCACGCTGGCGGATATTCAGGGGGCAAAAGTTTCATTCGAGCAATTTGGGATCGCACGGGCTGAAATCTCACAGGCTCAGGAGTTAATCGCCGATGCCAAACAGTCATATGCTGAGTTCAAAGACCTGGTCGCTGTCCAGTTCGGTGACAGTGCCGCCGAAATCCTGACCGTTAGAAAAGCCCAGGCCACAACGGATTCGGCGATGGCCTCTCTGACCACAACGGTACAGGCGACCACGCAGAGTGTTGATGCTCTCACTGGACGGATAACTAAAGCCGAGGCCAGCGTGGTGAGTATCAGCGAGGCGCAGACCAGTACTGACAAAGCACTGGCTACGCTTGAGCAGCAGACAACTGCTACGTTTGATAAACAGCAGTCTGCGATAAACCAGAAGTTCACCGCCTACGCTGACGCCACATCGGCCAACGCTATCTACACGCTGAAAGCGGGCGTTCAGTACAACGGCAATTATTACAACGCCGGCATTTCGGTAGCTGTTATCGCTAACGGAAGTTCAGTCTCAACCCGTGTGGCCATTAACGCAAACGAACTGGTGATGCTATCCGGCAGCAGCACGAGCCAGATGTATTCGCCGTTCGCCATCGTGAGCGGTCAGGTATTTCTGAACGATGCTTTCATTCAGAACGGCACAATCACGTCGGCCAAAATCGCGGATGCGGCCATCACCAACGCCAAAATCGCAAATGCCTCCATTACAAACGCCAAAATCAGCGGCGATTTGTGGTCAGCGAATTTTGTTTCTGGTCAGTCAGGCTGGATTGTGAGGCAGGACGGCAGCGCTGAATTCAACAACGCTTTGATACGGGGGGTCCTTGAGGCGGATGAATTTGTTGGTGATGTTGCCAACGGGCAGGTTTTCCCTGATACGGGCATCTCATCAACAGTCAGCGTTGCCTTTACCTATACGGATTCCGGGACGAAATTACGGGACAAACATATCGTGCTGATGGCGATGATCAGCGTCGGCGGAGCGACCGGACCTGGGGCCACTGGCGGTGCGGCCGATGTGACCCTCACCATAGGTAATGTCAGCAAAACCTACCGGGTAGTTAACGCGACTGACCGTGGACCGCTTTTTACCACACTCATGGTGAGCGCTCGTGTCAGAGCGCGTTCCGTTGCCTGTTCAATCACGGGCAAAACTGGCGGAATTTCGTCAGGTGGATCCTGCCAGATTCTGTCTCCCAGCGTGATCGTTGCCCGTGGCTCGGGCGCATTCGAACAAACCAGCTAACTCACTCAACACCACAAACCCGGCTCCGGCCGGGTTTTTTTATGCCCGGAGATAATATGTCCGCAGGAACAATCAAACTCACGAATAATTCGACGGCGGTTGTCGGTACCGGCACCACCTTCACCTCAGACCTGAAAGCCGGTGATGTCATTACAATGACCATCGGCGGGGTGTTTTACACCCTGTTTGTGGATACCGTGACGAGCAACACCGCCGCCACGCTGACCGACCCGTTTACCGGGCCGACGACGACCGGCGCGGCCTGGGTCGCCGTGCCGCAGCTGGCGCTCAACCGCATCACTGCTGCGCTGGCCACGCAGACCGCAGAGGCTGTGAGGCGCCTCCTCCAGGAGAACGCCAACTGGCAGGCGTTTTACTCCGGCAGCGGGGACATCACCGTCACGCTCCCGGATGGCACGCCAACAGGGCGACAGGTATCGGGGCCATCATGGGCCAAATTAAAAGCGGACGCAGGCAGCGCCTGGATTGACCGTGGCCCGTTGAGCACCACGGCCAACCTGAACACCATGAACCCTGCAACGACTGAGGGGGAGTACGGAAAAGCGAGCAGCACCGGATTAAATGAGGCGAACGGCTTTCCACCTGGGGCGAGTGTCGGCGTTCTTAAGGTGGTTGCCGGTGGGCGATTTGGTGGAACGCAGATTTATACCGACTATCTTGCTAACCAATGGGTGCGGGCGTTAACTGCAACGTGGAATGGGGTGGATGGCCCGTGGTCCGTATGGATCAGTACTGGCAACAAATCGCTGGAATCGACGCTTTTAACGGGAACCGCTCCCGACCTGAACACCTATAATAATTCACGATTCTATGGAACCTTCCGAATTGCGGGTAGCCTGGGGGCAACTGTTGCGCTGGGGTGGCCCTATGATGGTTTCGGCGGGACTGTAGAGGTAGTGCAGGGATATGGGCTGGGGGTGCAACAATTTGCCGAAAGTAACTACGGCAATCGTTATATGCGATATATGTCCAGCGCCACCGCATGGGCACCGTGGATTAAACAGGATATTTTAGCCGGCCCGAACTTTTTTACCGGAAATGCGGACGACCTGTTAGATGATGGTGACTATCCCACCAACAGTTCGACAACCGGGTTACCCGACCCTGCATTATTTGGGCTGACAAATCCGCCTAACAACTGCCGTTTAACGGTTCGTACGCTCAGGTCTAATACGTCAATTACGCAGGAATGGACTGCCTACGGGACTAACACGACGCATAACGGGCGTAAATTTCACAGGGAGAAGTACAGCTCTTCCCCGTGGACCGCATGGAAAGAGGTGCTCGATACATCCAGCCTGCCGTTCCTTTACGGTATAGGTGGTAATAACGTTGGGATGGATGCGATCGACTGGCAAACCTACAACTTTCTGAGCGGATCAAATCTTCAGTTGCGTGGTGCAACGATGTTAAACGCACCATCTCCACTGGATACGTTTAACACCGCCACCCTGTCAGTCAGCGTGCTGAATGTGTCCGGCGATCCGACGTCCACGACCAGTATTGCCTGGATTCACCTTCAGGTGTCTATTTACTCTACTGGTGGCGCATCCAGACGTCTATTCCATTTAGTTGCTCGCGGTACCAGTGGATCACGGGTTTACAATGTTGCCGAGATTATGACATCGGCCACCGCCACCCCAATTAGTGCTGGCGGTACGGGTGCAACAACGGCAGCGGCTGCTCGGAGTGCTTTGGGGTTGGGTGACGCGGCTACTCGTAACGTAGGAACGACGTCGGGCACCGTTGCCGCTGGGGATGATTCTCGATTAGGGACAGTAAACGGTAAAACTGGAGGTACGATCACCAGCGCGGTGAGCGTTACCGGGCAGTTGGGAGCTAACAACCTGTTTGCGGCCACCGCGCCAGCGCCAAACACGCAAGGTACCCATATCGGTTGGAACGCCGAGACAGGAACAGGGGCAACGGATATTTACAACAACAGAGGGGGCGGGAACGGCGGTTTCAATTTCAGAATCGTCAATGTCACTAACACTCAGGAATTGCAGAAATTTCAGTTTCGCTATGATGGCGTCGGCCTGGCTCCCGGGGGATGGCAGACCGGGTCAGATATTCACCTCAAGGAGAATGTCACCCCTGTAACCCGCGCCCTACCTGCTGTTCTCTCGCTGACTGGCACAACCTGGTTGTATAAACGTCGAAAAGGAGGTAGCGAGACGTTAACGCCGGGAGTCGGATTGATTGCTCAGCAGGTGGAGAACATCTGTCCGGTGGCGGTCGCTACACATAAGGAACTGACCTATTTCGAGGACGATACCGCCCTGCTGGAGCACAAATCGCTGGACGTATCTGGTGTTTCAGCGGCGTACCACAATGAGGCAATTAAGGCCCTGTTTGCGCTGGTTAAGCTGGCGCTGGATGACCCGTCGGCCGCACGTCAGCAGATTACAGATATTGAGGCAGAGGCGCAGGGACTGACAATTTCGTTGGAGGATTTACAGCACGAACAGGTGGCGGTACCCACGGAAACACCGACTGTAGAAGAGCCAGAAAGTCCTGATACATCTGCCGGCGATGAAAATCAGTCAGATATTCAGTCGTAAAAATTAATAGCTGAAACCAGTATTGATTTGCCCCTCAATTAAAACTACTGTTTGCATATACAGTATTTTGGTGGGGGGATTTATGGCGCGCAGAAGTGATATTGAGCATTCATTCAGGCAGGCAATCGTGTTTGGGCCTAAAAACGGCCAGAGAACAGTTACCACTGCTGGCTTTGTCAGAGAGCTGGCTAAACGTAACTGGAACTGGACGTTAAAAGAGGCAAATCAGTGGATTGAGAGCTACGTCACCACCTTTAAAGACATTTCAACCCAAGAGGGCGAGAACCGCACTTTCATGCTTTTCAATCCGAACGGGGGTCTTTGATATGGGTTTTCCTTCACCAGCGCACGACTACGTCGAGCAGCGAATAGACCTAAATAATGTTTGTGGATTAACCCCGACAACCGGAGTAATAGACACTGCAACCGGATACGCGATTGTTGAAACGCAACCGGCCAGAATCGAGCAGGGTGATACCCTACTCATTGGGGGCAGTGTCGGATTCCAGTTTGTACGACTGCACGGACATGCGTTCGTCACGCCGGATGGCGACGTCTATGAGGCTGAAGGCCAGGACGGTATCGTGGTGATCGGCCAGGTTAAGTTTTTTGTGTTGCGAGCGGATGAGGATGGCTGCCCTATTATCTGACATGTAAACACTTAACTTTTAACAAAGTGCTGAGACGTGTACTATTGCAGTGAGCTTATCGACAGAAGTGAAGGGTACATTTCATATTTAGTACACATGAATGTACACATTTATCAGAGTGAAGATAAAAACCTTTCCTAACCTGCTGATAGTAAATTGAAAAATGATTTTGCATGTGATCTTACGTGTGGGTCACCACTGCGAATTAAGGATATGAAATGCCAGTAATTACTCTTCCTGATGGCAGTCAACGCCATTTTGATCATGCTGTAAGCCCGATGGACGTTGCTCTCGACATTGGCCCGGGGCTTGCGAAAGCCACCATCGCCGGTCGTGTAAACGGCGAATTGGTTGATGCGTCTGATGTCATTGAACAGGATGCCACGCTCTCTCTCATCACCGCAAAAGATGAAGACGGTCTGGAAATCATCCGTCACTCCTGCGCGCATCTGTTAGGTCATGCGATTAAGCAGCTGTGGCCAAACACCAAAATGGCCATCGGCCCGGTCATCGATAACGGCTTCTACTATGATGTTGACCTCGACCATACGCTGACCCAGGAAGACATCGACGCGCTCGAAAAGCGTATGCACGAGCTCGCCGAGAAAAACTACGACGTTATCAAGAAGAAAGTCAGCTGGCATGAGGCGCGTGAAGCCTTTGTTAAACGCGGTGAGAGCTATAAAGTCTCTATTCTTGACGAAAATATTGCCCATGATGACAAACCTGGTTTGTATCATCATGAAGAATACATCGACATGTGCCGCGGTCCGCACGTGCCGAATATGCGTTTCTGTCATCACTTCAAGCTGATGAAAACAGCCGGCGCTTACTGGCGTGGCGACAGCAACAACAAAATGCTGCAGCGTATTTATGGCACCGCATGGGCCGATAAAAAAGCCCTGAACGCCTATTTACTGCGTCTTGAAGAAGCAGCAAAACGAGACCACCGTAAAATTGGTAAGCAACTCGACCTGTACCACATGCAGGAAGAGGCACCGGGTATGGTATTCTGGCATAACGATGGATGGACCATTTTCCGTGAACTGGAAACGTTTGTTCGTTCTAAACTGAAAGAGTATCAGTACCAGGAAGTGAAAGGCCCGTTCATGATGGACCGTGTGCTGTGGGAAAAAACCGGCCACTGGGACAACTACAAAGATGCGATGTTTACCACATCCTCTGAAAACCGCGAGTATTGCATCAAGCCGATGAACTGCCCGGGTCACGTGCAGATCTTCAACCAGGGGTTGAAATCCTACCGCGACCTGCCGCTACGTATGGCCGAGTTTGGTAGCTGCCATCGTAACGAGCCATCTGGCGCGTTGCATGGCCTGATGCGCGTTCGTGGCTTTACTCAGGATGATGCGCACATCTTCTGTACCGAAGAACAGGTACGTGATGAAGTGAACGCATGCATTCGACTGGTCTATGATATGTACAGCACCTTTGGCTTCGAGAAAATCGTTGTCAAACTGTCCACTCGTCCTGAAAAACGTATCGGCAGTGACGAAATGTGGGATCGTGCTGAGGCGGATCTGGCGGTTGCGCTGGAAGAGAATAATATCCCGTTTGAGTATCAACTGGGTGAAGGCGCATTCTACGGTCCGAAAATTGAATTTACCCTGTATGACTGTCTCGATCGCGCCTGGCAGTGCGGTACTGTACAGCTGGACTTCTCCCTGCCGCAGCGTTTGAACGCCTCTTATGTAGGCGAAAGCAACGAACGTCAGGTACCGGTGATGATTCACCGTGCAATTCTTGGGTCACTGGAACGCTTTATTGGCATTCTGACCGAAGAATTTGCCGGTTTCTTCCCAACCTGGCTGGCACCCGTGCAGGTTGTGGTGATGAATATCACTGATTCTCAAGCCGAATATGTCAACGAATTGACCCAAAAATTGCAAAATGCGGGCATTCGTGTAAAAGCGGACTTGAGAAACGAGAAGATTGGCTTTAAAATCCGCGAGCACACTTTACGTCGTGTCCCTTATATGTTGGTCTGTGGTGATAAAGAGGTGGAAGCAGGCAAAGTGGCCGTTCGCACCCGCCGCGGTAAAGACCTGGGCAGCCTGGACGTAAGTGAAGTGATTGAGAAGCTGCAACAAGAGATTCGCAGCCGCAGTCTTCAACAACTGGAGGAATAA